CAAATATATTCTTCTTAATCCTTTTGATATTGTTGCTAAGAGAGCCACTACATTTAGCGCAGTAGCTTATGAGAAAGTTTTGTCTGAATACGAATTAGAAAGATTGCGCCATCCACAAACTCAAGAGGACATTGATCTTCTAAAGTCTTTCCCCGAAAATGTTCAGAAAGAAATTAATAAAGGCGCTTTCGCTAAGAACGGATTAAAAATAATATATTTGATTGGAATAGTATTCTGCCCAAGTCCATCACCTTCAGCGGCATACATTGTAGAAAGACGCTTGAAGTCCTCCAAATCAAACTTGCCATCTGTACGATAAATGAAGATGTTCCCACTACGATAGTATTCGCGGAAAAACTGATCTTTCAATCCCCAAAGGTTAATCTTACGCATCCAACGATAAAAGAAATCGCGACCTTTTTCTGTGCCGCCTTCAAGATAAATTTCTCCATTGGAGAACTCTGACATTAAATCAACTGCGTTACGAAACACAGCTACATTGGCATATGCTTTCTGACAAAGTTCAATAGCCTCACGAACATAAACGCCATCGTTTGAAAAACTATATGGCAACATGCCTGCGCGGATGCTGCTAAAACGATCAAAGACAGGAGCTAATGCAGAACGATTGAATCTGCCACCTGTAGCTTCAGTTCTACCAATACCGCCACCACGCGCCTCAGAAGCCTTGGTTGTAAAAACTACAGAAGCGTCCGAAGTATAAAACGGCTCACCAGCAAGAACTGGATCGTAAGATGCTTGAGTTTGTTGTGGAATGTTGGAATCTGACTTTTGATCAAACTTTCTCCAGTAATCAGACTTCTTATTGTAGGAACGAGCCATATGGATATATTACACAAAGAAAAGTTTAAATCTAACTTTAAAGTCAGTTTTTAAAACATTTCTGGAGTGAATGTCGCAAATGTTTCTTCTTGCTTGAAATCCATCATATCAAAGTATGTTTGAATCATCCAATTACCTAAGACTAATGCTGAGTATGAATCTCGTCTAGCTTTGTCTGGTCCTGATTGCCTGCGCAAATTAGTTGGCAAGTCAAATGATTGAGTGCCTTGTGCTGTGGTAGAGATTTGAATAAGAGCGCATTCTGCTTTTGTTAAATCAATCATATCCTTTTGATGCTCAATGAAATCAATCATCTTGGCAGCATCACCCTTTTCATCTGCATCGGCAAAACGCAAGAATTTAATTTTGTCAATAGGAATATTCTTAGCTCTCTGACGCTGGTAATCGTCATCAATAGCGGAAGCGGCAAACCAAATGCGTTTATGATCGAAAGCTGATTGCAATAATTCATTTGCGCTTCTAATCCAGTAAGAAGTTGGTTTTCTCAAAAAACAAATTTTCTTAGATTCTAAATTGTATTGATTTCTAGCATCGCGCAAAGCAGCATTGTATTCTTGAGGATTATCGAAATCAACATCAAAGCAATCAATTTTAATTCCAGCTTCTTTAAACATTTCGCTTTCGTTGCAAGCATTTAAAAACTGTACGCCACCGTTATAGTCACCAACGATTGACACAACATTGAAGTTCTGCAATAAATATAAAAAGTAAAAAATATGACTCTTCAAGCTAGTACCAGACATGGCATAGCTATGCACTAGAGTTCCTTGCTTAGTTTCTTTATTGAGCTTGAACACATGCATGGCAAAGTCGTCAGAGCCTTCGCTTTCAGACCAAGATGGGTCAAATGCAAGCAAGTATTCGCCTTGTGGATCGCCAGCCACTTCTACACATTGGCCGCGACCATCCTCAATGGTGCAAGCTGCCATTTTACTAACTTTAAAGTAGCCGCTGGAATCATCTGTGAAAATAGAACCAAACTCTCTTTCAAACTGAGACTGACTCATTGTTGACTTCGCTTGTTGGATCAAGGATTGGTCATACAACTGAGTTGGTGCGCAATCATAACTTAAGTGCATGATGATGCGGTGAGCCACATCGCTCTTTTCTGGATTAAGAATTAAATTCTCGTACTGCTGATACAGCTTGTAAAGATATTCAAACTTATATGAGGCAGAGGACAAACCAATGATTTTATTGTTTGGCCATTGCTTGCGTTCTTCTTCGGTCATTTCGCCAGCTTCGATAAGCTGCGTTTCTAGATTATAAATTTCTTGGCGCTCCGTGGGGTTTTCCACAACAGAAAGGAACGGCACGATAACTTCATTATAAATTCGTTCTGGCATTAGCAAGAACTCGTCAATAATCATTCGCTGGAAACGGAAACCACGAAGCTTCTCACCATCACCAAGTGGCAGCGCAATAATCTTGCTGCGACCAATCTCCATAACCCACTGGTCATTGTTTTTGGCAACCCTAGTGACTGCTTCTGCAAACATAGAAGCCTTTGGAGACTTCATGAAGTCTTCAATCTTGTTAAAGATCATTCGACTCTGACGAAAGGATTTAGAAATAATGCCAATCTGTACGCCTTGGTGCAATACAGCGTCTAGGGCAGCGAATATACCAGTTGTGAAGCTCTTAGACTGACCGCGACTCCAAATGCCTAGAAAGTAATCTGTGAGCATCATAGCCTTGATTGCCATGTGCTGAAACGGGAATAGTCGGACTCCAGTTAATAACTCACAAGTAAAGGAAGGATTCTCCTTCAAAAATTTGTACAGAAGAATTTTAGCCTCTCGTTCTTCAAGATGCCCTTCCGTCTTTAAGATTTCATCATTGATGTCCTTAAAGTGCTTTCTCTCTTTCTGGTTTCCTACGATCCAAGCCATTTAATAATCCTTCGTTAATATAAAATTGTAAGTCCACATTCCATAAGTTTCTACCATGAAATAAAATTCGGGGAATGAGCTTAACGCTATTTTCGCGATTACCAGAAAAAACAAACTGGCAACAGTCGCGATATTCGTGTTGCAAAACTCTCATGTTATGGTAGATGTATTTGAGGTTTGCTTTATGAGAGCTTTTGTGGTTATTTTTTTCGATTGAGTCTATGTCACTTTCCACAACAACAAAGATGAAAGAGTCCTGTTCTCTAGCTCTGGACAATTCTCTGCGGAAACGCTCAAGATTATCTTGGCTAAGTGTTGACTTGTAATCGCCTTCTGACTTGCGATCTACAAAAGTATAATTAAAATACTTGTTTTCGATTGCGTAATCTCCAAGATCAAGTTTTAAAAATTCTTTTTTAGAGAACTCAAGCGGTTGCTGTTCTCTGGTATCAATAAAAATCTTTGCGTCAATTGGGTCTGAGAAATTCTTTGGCAAACGGCCAGTGAACATGGGCTGAACACCAACCGCTTCACAAGCCACGGTATAACTGCCAAAATGCTTTTTAAAATATTTAATACTTGGCAATCCAGCAGCAATAAGTTCTACCTCATTAGGAGCTTCTTTTAAATTGCGATGCTTAACTCTGAACTCAAGCATCTCCAAAAGAATCGCTTGCTTCTCAAGAGAGTCCTCGGTTTGATCAAACCAAGTGTTTTGATTCTGGCGATTTAAAAAATATGAATTAAAATAGTCTTCTTTGTTTTTGAATGGTAGCAAGTCTCCAGTGAGCAAATCTTTTCGACCATAATGCTTCACATAATAATCATGTAAAAACATATCATGCTTTTTGATGTGAGCATGTAAACTACGCTCAGTATCAAAATCATCACCACATTCTAAACAGTTAAATAATGTCATCTTTTGAAATGCCTAAAACTCTAGCTTTCCATTCGCCCATGCTTTCCAAACGATTAGCTTCTTCCCTAATAATTTGCTTTTGCATTTCAGCGATCTTCACCATATTTTTACGCTCTTCTTCGTCTTGAAATAGCTGAACCAAAGAAATAATTGATGCATTTTCTTTGAACTTGCTTTTCATTCTTTCCGCACGATCACCTTGTAGTTTTTTAGTCAGGTTTTCAATGCGTGTTTCGCACTGATGATATTCGCTAGACTTTGCCTTGATGATTTCAGCAAGTCTAACAGTCAAGTCTTGACCGTCTTGAATCTCATCGAACTGTTCGTTAAGTTTATTTAAGTGTTTGCCAATAACTTCTAGATTAATGATTTCCTTGCACACATTCATGTACAGGTTAAGCTCATCAGCAGAGAGGTCTGGCTTGTCCCAAGTGAGGCGAATAAACTCTTCCTCAAACAACACGCGATCTTTCTGAGACAAGTAATTATTCACAATAGCGACAAAGCGCGAATTAGACAGATTAACTCCCAGCTTCTCAATGCAAACGCGATATTGGCGAGAGAGCTTCTCTTCTTCAAGATTTAAGCCAGTAGCATCATTAACCTTCTTCAAGATTCTGGTAAACGCCTTGGGTGGAGAGTATTCTGTGAGACTAGCGTTCTCATTACCCATCACAAAGTCTGGATTAACAGAACGAATATATTCTAATACTGCTCTCTGTTCAGCACCAAGTTTGCGAACTTCTCTGTCATTAAAAATTAATTCTGCGATTCTGAAAGAAGACACGCCAGCTTGCGCTTGCAGCAAAATAAATTGTTTTTGAGAGTCTGTGAGTTCAACTTCTTCGCCGCGAGGTCTGCGCGTTGTGTTGTATTGAAAGTTATTGTCAGCGAGGAACTTGCGAACCATTCTTCCTTCTTTGGTTCTTCCATCAAGACTAGTGTTATTGAAGCAAGAGCGAGTTAATTCGTTAAGATCAGGAATGCGAGTGTAATTGTCTCGCAGAAACTGTTGCTGTTCTGGAGTAAGTTCATTCATAGAATATCTTTATTTTTTAAAATCTCTACAGCCTTGTCTCTAAATAATTTTTTTAGATTTTTAATTTGCTTGTAGCCAATCTTACGATTCTTTTCATTAGAACGATAGCCTAAAAAGATTGCAACTTCCTCATCAGTCTTCTTTTCAAAGAAAAGCATGCAATATGCTTTGTAGTAATTGACTGACAAGACTTTTTTCATTTCATCGTTAAGCAATAATATAGCTTCGTCAAAGTCTATGGAATTTGTTTGCATGTTCTCCACTTCTCTTGAGTGATGCTCAAGCTCAAGAGGGAGTTTGATGTTGAATCCATGCTTCTTACTTTTATCCCAAGCTGCAAACAACGAGCAGTCTTTGCCTTGCAAACCATTCTTGCTAATAG